GCCTGAATTACAATAATCCGGTTAGTGAAGAGCAGGGGGCCATGCTCAAGGCAATGGGCATGCAAGCTGGCCGATCGGACATGGTTTTCTATTTTAAATCAATGGCATATCATTTTGAATTTAAGCTTCCAGGCGAAACTCAGTCTCCGGAACAAATCGAATGGCAAGCTAAAATTGAAGCCCAGGGATTTAAGTATTTTCTGATTTACAGTGAGGAACAGTTTAAAGAAGTAATGTTGGAAATAATGAATGGCTGCTAAAAATTACATACCATATTACGGTCCGCTGCAGACCGGTTTCGTATACTATACCAGAAATGGCACAACCTGGGATAAGAATAAGATCCGGCGTAGGCTGACCATAGGGACTCGTATTGATGGCAATACAATGAAGCACAGCGAAAGCCCGGAGGAATTTAAAGATTATCAACAAGCAATGGCCTCTATGAGGAAATCGGGGCTGCTGCATATAAAGGAGGAATAATTATGAGACAATTAATTTTAGAAAACAACAGGTTTTTACTTGAAGATAAATCGGAATACCAATTTAATGAAAATATGATGCTGGAAATATCCAGCGGTATATTTGTACGCGTTATTGTTTCCGGTACGGTTTCATTTAAAGGTAGTTCTAAAAATTTCCGGGAATTTATAATTATAAAACCTTAACCCCCATGGAAACACCACAACAAAAGATCAAAAACCTGCTGGCCGGGCCAACTAATTTGGCCAATATGGTAATTGGTAATGATACCTCTTCATCCACCATGAAGAATGAGGCCAATAAATCACAGGCTAGTATTGCGTTGATTGTTCAGCTTTTGGATGAGGTTGAATCCAAAGAAGACCAAACTAAGACAGCAGAAGCCGAAGAGCTTTGGGATAAGTATTCGGAAAGAATCGGAAGTGATATTGATGATTTAGATCGTGTTGCTGGAAAGGATGTCATATTTAGAACGCAATTTATTGAAGTTATTGCCAATAAAGAGAAGATAACCCCAAAGGAGATTGAGGACTGGTTAAGAGAAAATAATTTAGCGTCATATCAAGAGTTGTTTACATTTCAGGGCCCAAGATGGTCTGGAAGCTTCCCGCACTTAATTGATGAAATGTTATCCAAGCTTAAATCAAAATAATGGAAAACCTATACACACCCGACTGCATACGCACCTTTACCGGCATATACATGAATGTATTTGAGCCGACCCTGGAAATGATCTGTATTGAGGATATCGCTCATGCCCTTTCCTGCCAACCAAGATTTGCTGGTCACTTACCGCAATTCTACTCCGTGGCTCAACATAGCTTAATGTGTGCTCAGGAGGTTGGAGATGCATTTCAACTCGAAGCATTGTTGCATGATGCGAGCGAGGCATATCTTATGGACATGCCATCTCCAATAAAACAGCGGATGCCCGAATATCAAGCCATTGAGCACAAACTCATGACACTCATTGCCGAGAAGTTTGGATTTCCATATCCGCTTGGCAGGGAAGTCAAAGCCGCCGACAAAAGAATGCTGCAGTTCGAGTGGAATTACATTATGCTTAAGAAGCCATCAGAACAGGACATCTGGTGTTGGGATCCCGCCCATGCGGAGGAAGTATTTCTATCACATTACACACAATTAATCACTAAATTGCAAAACTATGGAAACAAAAGAACGTACACTACCAAGTAAGGGTCAGCTGCTCATGAAAGCGGCCGGCTCGATGGTCATCCTCGGATTTGGAGCATTCTTTGTCCTGGGATCTTTAGCGTTTTGGATATGGGTAGCGGTTAAAATACTTAGAGAATGTTAAAAATGTATAATTATAAGCAATTCGTAATCGAGGTCAGGAAACTTAGTAGCCCTAAAGATTTTGAAAAAAACGCGGAAATATTAGAAACTGTAATGCCAGAGGATCAAGAGTTGTTTTTAAGCATCCTTAAACACGGATCAGATTTAATTCCCGCAGATAAAATAATACAGAAACTAACCCTTATTGCTAATAAAAATTCTCTATCGAAAAGGCAGATATTATCTATCGGTATGGAATTTAGAATAGTAGATCATTTTTTTAATAAAAATAATTAAATCATGCAAAATCAGAGAAAAGGTAAAGGGGCAAGGACGAATCCCGCGCAGCGGGTCAATTGCCTAAAAGCTTGGATGAAGTACTACGGAATCGGGCAGCAGAACAGCAAACCGAAGATAACCGTTGCGGAAGGGGTGAAGTTATGAAATGGAATGAGTTAAGGGGGATCAACCTAATTGAATGGGAGGGCCAAATGATGATGGTCAAGGATGCTGTTGATGATTGGAACGGACTAGAAGAATATATCGATAATAAATTTGTAACACCTGTTGAATTAACCGACGACTTGTGGCTTCAGTGTGGATTTCGCAAAAAGGAGTCAATGGAATGTCCGTATTGGTGTATCGATAAAATGCCTGCTCTTAGAATTTATGAGGATGGCAGGGTAGAATATAATTATCAAATCATTAAATACCTCCATGAATTACAAAACTTATATTTTGTACTAACCAGCTATGAGCTCGAATTCAACCAAGAGTACGACCTGACTAAGGACGGACAAAAATTCTTTGATTGATGAAATGTGAACTACACTATATAGAAAATCTTGATGAAATTGAAAAGGCTGAAGCCATGAATATGGACGCTCCTAAAATAGTAGAAAATTACATGCCCTTTTTAATTGATGTTGATGTAATAAAGGCCGCATGCTTAACACTAGACAAATTATCCATTAACTTGTTCGCTCTAAATGATAAGTTCACCATCAAGTATACGAAGGAAATCTGGAATCGATTGGAGGCTAAACTGTCATGAAAAAACAAGTACTCATATCCAAGGTCAAGCCGAATCCGGATAAAACAAAAGAATGAATTGGACCGATAAAATAACAGTATATAATCAAGATTGCATGGAAGCTCTCAAGGGTTTTCCAGACAATCACTTTAATTTATCTATTGTTGATCCTCCTTATGGCGTTGACATTTCTAAAAAGAAGATAGGGTATAGTATTGCGAGTAAATTAAAAACTAATACAAATTGGGATGATCAAATTCCAGAGCCAGAATATTTCACAGAACTTTTTAGGGTGTCTCGATACCAGATCATTTGGGGCGGTAATTGTTTCGGGCTTCCAAAAAATAAAGGTTTTGTAATTTGGGATAAAAAGAACGAGGGTAGAAATTTTAGTGAGATTGAATATGCTTGGTCCAATATTGGCATGATCCCCAGAAAGTTCACATTTGGTGTATTAAACAGCAATCCTAATCGAGATAAAACGAAAATTCATCCTTGTCAAAAGCCGATTAAACTCTATGAATGGCTGTTAATGAATTACGCTCAACAAGACATTAATATATTAGACACTCATTTAGGATCAGGCTCACACGCAATAGCATGCTATAATCTAGGTTTTAACCTAACGGCTTATGAAATTGACACAGATTACTACGAAGCGGCGCACAAGAGATTTAAATTAGTCACTTCACAAACAACAATATTTGATGAGTAAAAAAAAAGAAGTCAACACTAAGAAATCAAAGCTCACGGATAAGCAGGAAAGATTCTGTCAAGAGTACATGATTGATCTGAATGCAACTCAAGCCGCGATAAGGGCCGGATATTCTAAAAAGACCGCGCAGGCTATATCAACAGAAAACCTTTCAAAACCTTTGATCCAAGCTCGTATTCAAGAACTTAAGAGCAAGATTTCAGATAAAGCAGAGATAACAGCAGTTGAAATTCTCAAAGAATTGAAAAATTTTGCATACTCTGATATTACCGAAACGATAACTTTAACCGTTGAAGAACTGAAGGAATTACCTTCGGAAGTTAGGCGACTTATCACTCAATATAAAAAGACAACTAAAACCTTAATGGGGCATGGAAATGATCCAGAAGCCATAATTGAAGAGGCTGTTGAACTAAAATTTGTTGACAAGATGAGAGCATTCGAAATGCTTAATAAGCACATCGGATTCTATGAGAAGGATAATAAGCAAAAAGAGATAAATTTAGGCGACATCTCTTCAATCAAAATCGTGAGGCCCAGCGATGGAAATACAGGTAGCTAAGAATTTCGAATTTTTACTTGATAATTTTGAGTTTGACAAAGAAGATAAGCAAGGCTTTGTTTTCGAGGGAGGCTCTGGATCTGCTAAGAGTTATGATATAATTCAGTTCCTAATTTATTATTGTCAAATAAATCAGTCTCAGGGTAAAGATATATTAATTTTCAGACTTACCTATGCTGATTTAAAAAAGACCATTTTAAAAGATTTCATCAAGATCTTAAAGATGTATGATTTCTATGATGTGAATTGCCACACTAGGTCCCATCCCCAAAGCTACAACATGTATGGCAATATGATTTATTTCTCAGGGCTGGACGGCATGGGGTCCCACGGTGAGCGACATGATATCATCTGGGGTAATGAGGGCATGGAGCTTGATTTCGAAGATTGGAAACAGCTTAACCAGCGTTGTACTGAGATGTTTATCACCGATTACAATCCATCCTTTACGGTGCACTGGATATACGAGTCCCTTATCCCAAGGCCGGACACCAAGTTTCTAAAGAGTACGCAGCTGGACAATCCTTTCCTGCCCAAGGGCCAACGCCAAGAGATAATGGCCTATGAGCCATACGAGCCGGGGAGCTACGAGGTGGTGAATAATACACTGATGTACAGGAGCAATGCCATATCAGAGAGCAACTTCCCGCCGCCACATCCGGATAACATCGAGTCTGGTACCGCTGATGAGTTCATGTGGAAGGTGTATGGATTGGGTATACGCGGGGCCATGAAAGGTGTAATATTTACTAATGTCAAGTACATAGAGAAGTTTCCGAACATTGCGCACACTTATGGGCTGGATTTCGGTTTCACCGTTGATCCAACCGCCCTGGTAAAGTATGCCGAGGATGAGCGTAATATCTATCTCGAGTTGTTATCGTATGCCCCAATGGAGTCGCCGTATATCATACATGATTACATGGAGGAAATTGGCATCGAAAAGAATGTACCTATTACAGCGGATAGCTCGGATAAGCATACCAACGATCGCGGATCCTATGAAATGGTATCGGAGCTTTTCAATATGGGCTGGTCAATATCCAAGGTCAGCAAGACCGGCTCTGTGATGATGTGGATAGGCGTTATGAAACAGAAGCGGATTCACATCGTTAAGAATCACTTTTACCACGACTTCAAAAAGGAGCAGGAAAATTACCGGCTTAAGGAAATCAACGGCATAGCGATCAACCAGCCAATAGATAAGTTCAATCACGCCTGGGATGCTGGCCGGTATGCTAAGATGAGTCATGACTTTAATAATTTGACTACGGAGTGGGGGTGATGTCACTATTCCGCGTTATAGTATTATATGGCAACAATCAAATTAAACCTTGTAGATTCAATTGATAAAGTCAAAAATAAAGGCGATGCCCGTATTGTTTCTATAATGAAGAGAAAGCCGTCTGGAAACGGTAAAACATTTATACATACCGGTGAAGTTGATTATTATCAATTGATAATTTGTTGTCCTCAATGCGGAGAGGTTTCAGGTTCATCAGGAAAACATAAATACGACATGGCGACCCAAACTTATCATCCATCAATTGTTCATAACGTAGACCTTGGCGGTTGCGGTTATCACGGCTGGCTTAAGGATGGTATTTTTACGGATGTATAATTTTGTATATTTGAACTATGGCACCAAGTTTTGGAACCGGAAATACCTATATTGATACAGGCTCAAGATTTATGCACGTTGAGGCTACTCAAACCACTATCACTATACGCTACACACAGTCGCCACGGATCCCAAAGGAAACCAAAAAGGAAAAGATTGCCCGGATAGCTAAGGAGAAAATGAAAGCATCTCATGTTGTCTACAATGAGAACATGCCTAAATTTAAAACGGTATATTCCCGGCCGAACCCTTGTCACAATATTAGGGGGTTACGGTAACCAAAAATTATTTACATTTGCACCCCACACACTTGGCTCTTAGAGAAACTTGAAGGATGGTCCGGACGGTTTCTCTTTTTTTGTTAGCTATGTAAAGGAAATTGGATTATATTTACACTGTGAAAAATCTATTGTATAGTTGTTATTCGTCGTTTAGCTTTAAAACTGAGCAGGGATAACTATACAATAACCACAACGATATTTGATCCCTAGCTTTAATTAGTTAGGGATTTTTTTGTTTTATACGGTGGGTGCCGTCCAATGGTGGACAGCCGGACTTGAAATCTGGTGGCGTCTGAAAGGACGGGGTTCGATTCCTACGCCCACCGCACACGGAAGATTGGCAGAGAGGTAATGCAGCGGATTGCTAATCCGTACATCGGAAACGATGCGAAGGTTCGATCCCTTCATCTTCCGCTAATTACTAATTAGTAGTTATTAGTAATGATTAGTAATTGGGAGTATGGCAGAGCGGTCAATTGCTCCAGATTGTAGATCTGGCGACATACGTCTACGGTGGTTCGAATCCATCTACTCCCACAAATGGATCGGTAGCTCAGCCTGGTAGAGCAGGGGACTGAAAATCCCTGTGTCGGAGGTTCGAATCCTCCTCGATCCACATAAGGCATGATGTCCGAGTGGTTAGGTCGGTGGTTGCAAACCATCTTACGGGAGTTCGAGTCTCTCTCATGCCTCGATTCATGTTAACTCATGTCACATTTCCTGTGCGCGTTTAACATGACGTGCATAAATAGTAGAAAATTTTGTACATTTACACATTGCGGGGTGGAGCAGTTGGTAAGCTCGTCGGCCTCATAAGCCGAAGGTCGCAGGGTTCAAATCCGGCCTCCGCAACAAATTGATCATTGACGTATTGATTAAAGCTATTTTGGACGAGGGTTCGAAGCCCTCCAGGTCCACGTTGCGCCGACTAAAAACCGATTGATATCGAAACAATTCTGACAGATCTTACGGTCTGAGGGCGCTACATTATTCCTTTTAAAAAGTGGATAATTTTGATAACGGGGTGGGTTATATGCAGCAGCTAAGGAAACAACCATCTATACAAAGAGATATGTTATTAAAGCTATTCTATGATATGGGCCTGACTTGGATTTGACAGATAGTTAGTATGCAATAAAGAGATCGATTTAGCCATTAAACGGCGAAAACAATGCAAACGATTGCAAGGTGATCAAGATGATCCCTTACGGTCAGGAAGAAATGAGAAAGGCTGCCTAAGTGCCTTTAGAAGCCCTGGGAGCAATCTCAGGGCTTTTTTATCCCTGAATGTTGATAGTTTTCTAAAATTCTACTAGGTTTTAAAGGCAGGATGTATTAGGTTTGTTCTAAACCAAAATAACTAACATACAATGGAAGATGCAATCACGATCCACAGGGGTCTATCTGAATTAAAGTTACTCGATTCCAAAATCGAAAAGAAAATCGGAGGGTTTCTGCCCTGCGGAATAAAGCAATCTAACGGTCTTGTTAATAAGGATACCGACGCCAAAGAGTTTGATAAAAATGCCACAAGTGGCTTCGAATCTATCAATGGCCTTATCAAAAGGAAACAGGATATCAAGAAAGCGATCGTTAAGGCCAATGCCGAAACCAATGTGACTATTGCCGGCGTGAAAATGAGTATTGCTGATGCGATAACTTACAAGGCATTTGTAGAGGTAAAAAGGCGATTGATCGCTCACTTGAAAAGCCAACTGGATTATTACAAATCCCAGGTGAGCCAGAGTAATGATATCATCGATGCTAACGCTTTGAAGTTGACCGAGGCTGCATTTGGAAAAGACAACGTGGAAATTAAGGATACTGATATTGCAAGTATAATGGATCCTTACAAAGCAAAGAACACATATTCTCTGGTGGATCCGCTTAAGATCGGTGATAAAATTGAGGAATTAACAAAAGAGGTTGATGATTTTGAGGCCGAGGTAGATGCAGTCCTATCCGAAGCCAACTCATTAACTAAACTGGATATTAAAGCATAAAAATATAACTGGCTGTGCGAAAAATCTAAACATAATCCCCATGCCGGAGGGTAGAAGGCAATCCGACTTTTGTAAATCGGGATAGACTTGGGGTCTATTTTCAACCATGGGTCATCGGTTCGAATCCGATATTAGCCCTCAAAAGCTAATTAGTTCAGTGGTTAGAACAATGGTTAACAACCAAACTGAAAGCTCAAAGCTTAAGGTTCAAAGTTTACGGATTAGGGTTTAAAGTTCTTTACCATCAAGGATCAAAAAGAAAAGTGCAAAGTTCTTTTAAATCCCTGGATAAAGTTTTAGAGTGATTATTTGTCTGTGATTTTGTACAGGGCTGCACAGTCGGTTTAAATTATTTGGGGGAGGGCGCACCGTAGCTACAATGGACGCATACCTTTAGGTAAGCGGGGTTCGACCCCCTGCCTCCTCCACAAAATTTGAAGTATGGAAGAAAAACTGGAGCAGATAAAGGAAAATTTAAAGTCTTTGGGTTTACAAAACGTTCTCATTGAATTCGTGGTTAATAGTAGAATAGGCCATACGGATGAAAACGATGTTGTGTTTACAATAACTTGCAACAAGAATATGTCCAATGATGATCTAATTCCCAAATCTTTTAAGGGTTAAGCATGGTATTCGATGAATTCTTTAATCCGGAACCTCAAATGACTCAAGCCGAGTTTGATGAGTGGCTGGAGAAACAGAAAGAGGGTCGATTGATATCGCTATATCAAATAAAGGAATTGATTAAGTCCGCTGCCAACGATCAAGATCTAGGTAAATTAATAAGGGAAAAGTATGGACAGAAGTAGGTTTTTAGATTACGTATTATTGGTTATAGCTATAATCAATATGTGTCTGTATGTTTTAGATGGACTTGAGGATACTAATCGATTTCTATTATCTGCCCTAATAATGGCGGTGGTTAACTCTAAGGGTAAATGAAACCTAAAAAAGGAATTTGGGTAATTAAAATAGACGGTGATATGCCGGCCATGAAAACCCGCTTTGCAGATCAGGTTAACGTAAATATGAGTTCCGGAGCTTACTCAGTTCAGTTACCAGTACTTGACGTAGGCAGGGATTACCGCAAACCAACCCGCCTCGAGATCACAAAAAGTTTAATCATGTCCTGGGCCTATAATTGGTTCGGGAAAAAAATTACGTTATAGTTATGGAACAAATTGAAAAATTATCGAAATTTATTCTTGAAGAGTGCGAAGGTTATCCTAACGCTAATGAAGGCGCGGGAGATTGCGCTATTAGAATTATTAAGAATTTTAAAGCATCTGAAAATAAAGAGATCACAGACATACCTCAGATTGATACAAGTACTGAGATCGGCAAACTATTTCTTGCCGCAATTGCTAAAATTACAACTGAAAGTCAAACGGATAAGACTCCGAATGAAGTGCTTGAACAGCTTAATACTTTAAAGGGTAAAATGGATTTTTAGTTATGGCGATACTAAATTATACAACTAATATAAAGGCTGAGAAAACAATCGGAGAGCTTCAGGGGATCCTAAGCAAATACGGAGCACAATCTATTATGATTGGATATGATAATCAGCTGCCGGTAAAAATAGAGTTTTCTGTTATTGTTAATGATCACATGGTTAACTTTCGTTTACCATCAAAGCATGATGGTGTCCTTCGAGCAATGAACAATGATAGATCTGTTCCCCGGAGACTATGCACTGAAGAACAAGCTTTGAAAGTCAGTTGGCGTATCATAAAAGTATGGGTACAGGCACAAATAGCTCTGATTGATGCAGAGCTCGCAGATCTTCCAGAGATCTTCTTGCCTTATGCTACTACTAATGATGGCACTACTTTTTACAATCGGATAAGAGCAAAGCAATTTTTATTGGAATGAACACCTACGAAGTCTCCAAGCAAGCATACAACAAATTGGTGCCCATGTACCGGGGATTGCTATTCCACAGGATTGAGAAAACTTGGTCAGGAATGAAATATTTCATCAAACCCTTTGCCCGGTTAGATGATGCGGTGAAAAAAGAAGGAGGAGTTAAGTTGTGAGAACGAGATTGACGACTGTATTCAATTTAACAGCAAAGGATATTGAAGATGCTATTAATGCGCCTTGTATATTTATCAACGGAATTTATTATCATATTCCTGTTAGGCAATTAATGGAATATCGAGATAATAGAAGAACAGGCAAACTAGAATTAACATTAACAAGCTTTGTTATCACATTATCATTAAATGAAATAATGACGCATTTTAATAAATGTGTTCAGGATGTCAGGCTGTGTTCTTTAGGATATTCAATTCCTTTATGTGGAAAGATTATTTATATCAACATGAATTAAAATGATCATCCTCACCAAAGACGGCAAATACGAAACGTGGGTCCAGCTTACGGACCTATGTTTTGCTCATAAGGAAATGAGCTATTTTTATCTCAGGGAGAAGAAGTTCCCTTTTGAATACAAGGGTTACAAATTCATTAAGGTTAAACACAAAACTAAGTTGATATGAGCAAATACTTTTTTGACACAGAATTTCACGAATACAAGAAGAAGCCTTTATTCGGAAAACCAATTGATACAATAGAACTAATTTCAATTGGTATGGTAGATGATGACGGAATAGGACCTGAAGATGGCAGGAAATATTATGCTATTTGTAATGAGTTTGATCTGAAGGCTGCTTGGAATAAATGGCAGATTAAAACAGTCCCAGGTCAAGGAATGAGGATTCGTCTCAAGGAATATTGGTTAAGGGACAATGTTCTCAAACCAATATTTGAGGAATTAATGCAGAGGGAACGCGCTGCGGAGTATAGAGCCAATCAATTTCGTGTTTCTGTTACTCGTACCAATAGAAAATTTACCAGAAGGAATTTAAAGTACTTGCTTGGTAAGTATGGTAGATCCGGAAAACAGATAGCTACAGAAATAACATTATTTTGTAACCCTGTAGATGAAAAGGTTTTTACAACTCCAAAATTTTATGCTTACTATGCTGATTATGATTGGGTAGTGTTCTGTTGGTTATTTGGCAGGATGATTGATTTACCGAAAGGATTTCCAATGTATTGCCGGGACTTGAAGCAAATGTATGATGAGAAGCAGCATTCCATGATTATTAGTGGCGAGATGTTAGAGTGTTCGGATATCACTAAATTAAAAACACATCCGGATTACCCTACGCAAGACAACGAACATAACGCACTGGATGACGCAAAGTGGAACCTTAAGCTATTCAATTTCTTAATTAAGAATAGTGACTGAATTCGAGCTCTTAAAACAATACCTCCACGAATACATCGACCGCATGAAACCGGTTACCCTGGGTTACCAAATTGAACTTTACCGGCGACATGGGTATATTGATGAGGGATATAACGGGACATTTATTAGTTTTGAACGATGGAAGGAAATTCGACAATGGAAAAGCAAATTACAAAATTCGGAAGTTTAGAACCGTTACTTATTCGTGATGGCAAGATAGTAACTGAATTGGCAACTTTTCATTCAAATGGAAGAAGCCATAAGCATGATCAATGGGAAGTCTGTTACGTGCTTTCCGGAAAGGGTTCAATTCATATTGATCAAGAAGAAGATTTTTATATAGTTGAAAAAGGAAGTGTTGTTGAAATTCCTCCTAATACTGGCCATTGGATGGAATTAGATCATGGCGATAAGATGGAAATACTTTTAGTATATTCCGATAATCCTTCCCCAATCCAAGAGGTATAACCTCTTTACTGAAACAATATTTTGCAATTCTCGTTTTAAAAATATAATATCCTATATTTGTTACATAATTTTGCGAAAGGACTTGCAACTATGATTCAGACTAAATGCCACATGAATTTATTCAAAAGAAAGTTGGTGGGAACTCTTTGCAGATCGCAAGGAAGCAACAAAAGCAGTTAGCATATTTTACCCAGTCCGCAGTCCAGCAAGATGTTACCACAGCGTATTTAAACACCTGGGCCGAGCGTCAATTCCGGAGTAGTGAGGAATTCCTTAATTGGGTTAAGACAATTTTCAAGACAGACAATTTCCTTTCATTCTACAAGTATCTCAGGTTTCCTCTTCCCTCATCCAGGTTAATCAATGACCGGATCAAACCACCACTAGGCAGGGTATTTTTTGCCGAGGACTCCTTTTTCAATTACACGATTAAGGGCGAACAGGTTGAGCAACCCGAAAGCCTTAACGTTACGGAATTCAATAGCATCATATTCAATGCCATGTTATTCAGGCATAACGATATCCTTGTTACCGACCTTCGGGATGTAAACATGCCCATGCGTAACCTGGTGTCGATTGATAATGTGGTTGCACTGGAGTCGAAAGATGGAGTTATCAGTCGCCTTGCATACACGGCCAGCATTACTGTTATTCGAAATGAGATAGAGGAATTGGTAACCGGGGTTCTATTCATCGATGATAAGCAATACATATTTTTCGAAAAGGAAAACCTAACGCCATTGGTGACCATCCCTCACGATTTGGGCGAGTGCCCAGCCGATTACATTACCAAGGAAGCTTTCGGCGATGATGATATCGTAAGGCAATCAATCTTTACTTTCGCCAGGGAGGAACTGGAAGAGTACGTTTTCCTTAAGACCCTTCAAAAGATGGCCGAGCCCAACGGCGCCATCCCGGTAACTACTCAGCTGGATTTCAAAGAAACTAAAGATAACAAGGATCAGAAGGGTAGTAGCGATAAGGAGCCGATGACCATTAACGAAATAGGTTCTCAGCGCGCTAGGATTGTAGCCGATGTCAACAAGTCCAATTCACCACTGCAGGCTGGTACCGTGATCAAGATCCCGCCAATCAGAAAGGTTGATGGGAGTATCGATATTGATGCGGTCAAGAATTTCATTAACTTTTTCCATGCCCCGGTCGAGTCCCTCCAGTTCATCAATACCCGAATTAAGGAAATTGAGCAAAGTATTATCATTGCTATCTGTGGTGATTTCTCAGAGACACAGGAAGAGGCCAAAAATGAATTACAGGTTTCTAAGAGCTATGTATCCAAACAGGATAAGCTCAGGATATTATCATGGCAACTTACCAGGATCCGGAATAGATCTGATTTTAAAATGTTAGCTTTGGAGTTTGGTAGAGATGCTATTGCCGTGGATTGTTTCTATGGATCGGATTTCTTTTTAGAGTCTCAGGATGATTTATATAAGTTATTCAATGAAGCTCCCAATCCGATCGAGCGAAAAAATATCTTAATCAGGCTGGCTAAAAATAGGAGTCGGTTCAACAAAGATCGGGGCGATCGGGATGTAATTTTACAGAAATTACTGCCTTACAGTAGCGATGAGGATTTTGATAAAGCTATTACCAGGGGAGTTGATAATGAAACATTTCAATACCAAATACGTTTCGACCATTGGATAGGATTGTTTCAGGCTCAGTTTGGAGACATACTGGAATTTTTCAATAACCTGGAAGGTACAAATTCGGAAAAGCTAATTTTAATTAATAATTTAATCCTCCAAATAATTACTAACAGTACAAACACAATTGAATCGTAAAAGACTATGAAAAAGACAAATGCTCACAGGACCGTCCACTTGCACATCTATATGGGTAAGCACGGCATTAAAGGAATTGCCAAAGGAGAAAACGGCAAAGTAGTTAACGATAACCACTTGGTTAAGTTAGCTTATGGATCCTTTAGCTGGGATAACTATATGAAAAATTTACAGGCCAGCGGAATAATTAAAGTTGATGTCGTAGGATTTTTGAAAAAAGATTACAAAGAAGGTCCGTTTACATACGATGAAGCTAAAGGAGTACAAGCTGAAGTCGATACAGCTATGACTGTACAGGCTGAGGTTAAGCTTACTCCGGATCAGAAAAGACTTGCTGAACTTGAGGCAAAATATAATGCTTTGATTGAGGAGCAGGCAGGTAATTCTGAGGAAAAGCCAGAGGAAGAAGAAGCGCCAGCCCAAGAGGGTAACGATTCCAGATCCGGAAACGATGCCGAAGCTGAAGCCGCATTGGAAGCCGTCAGGGCAAAGTATACGGAAGTATTTGGTAAGCCACCTCATCACATGAAACAGCTTAAGGGTCTTACTGAGGCCATTGATGAGGAGTTGGAACGGCAGAAAGCTGAAAAGGAAGCGGCTGCCAATGAAGGTGGAGGCGAAGGCGAAAACCAGAATACAGGAACGCCAGCCGAAGGCGAAGGGAACGAATCAGGAACCGAAGGCAAAGGTTCTGAGTAATAAAATTTAGTATTAACTATTTGACATAAAAGACTATGGAATTATCAAAAGAATTCATCGAGGAGCACAAACTAGAAGAGGCTCAAGTAACAGCAATCACAGGATTTGCAACTACCCACATCGCTGATTTAAAAGGTGAATGGGATGGCAAAGCCAATAAGGATGCTGAAGCAATTTTAGGTGGTGCTGCAGACAAGATTAAAGAGATTACCGGAGTAGAAAGAGAGAAAGGCGAAAAGATGGGTGATTACATCAACAAATCTTGGGACACGTTTTCAGTAACGAAAACAAAGGAGCTTGATGATAAAATCGGTGAGTACGATGAGAAAATAAAAAATGTTAAGGGCAGCGAACCTTTAGTTAAGGAGTTTGACGCAGTGAAATTGAAATATGAAACGCTTCAAAAGAAGGAAGCGGATTTTGACGAACTATTAAATTCCGGAATTAAAGACAAGTATGATACGTTATTGGGTGAAACATCAACTCTAAAGGTTGCGACTGCATTCAATACTGTTAAGCCCAATTTTCCTGATACGGCTAACCTTTACGAATCTGCTGCAAAGTGGAATGCTTTTAAGAAAGAAGTTCTTAAAGACAATACACTGGAAGAGGTTGATGGTGAGTGGTTAGCTATCAATAAGGAAAATAAACACAAGCAGGCGAAACTTTCAGAATTAGTCAGCAAAGACGATGACCTGAAAAAATTGCTTGAGGGAAGGAAGCAGGAAGGACCTAATGCGAAAGAAACTGTTCTCACTGATATCGAGGGCGTTCCTTTTAAGGTTCCGGCCGAGGCTACTTCCGCAGACCGTTCAAAACTGATAAATGAACACTTGGACACCAAAGGGATTGGTAAAATAACTCCTGAGCGAACCAAAATGTTCAAGGAATTGAACGACAAAATCTTAGCGTCAAAGACGGCTGCTTAAGGTTAAATTAAATTTTTTATAAACTTAACTTTAAAATAACATGGCGTTTTTAGATGCAACACAGTGGAACGACCTACAAGTTATCGGAGCCAATAATGAGAAGAGGTTTGCCGAACTTGGATTGGTCGATGCCGTAAAGGAATCCACACCAAGCACTGACGAATTTATACCGCCTGCAGCAAGAGAAGCGTTAGCAACGGCCTCAGCTTCAAGAGCAGTTCAAATTCCAGTGATCAAAGATCAGACAGTAACGGTTGTCACTACTCCTGGTTTTAATTTCATTCCTGACAACTTACCGGAAACGGATCAGTTCTCATTTACTGCATTCGACGTATTCTCTGGGTTCAGGCATTTTCCTGCAGCTTACCAAAATAATACGGTGGGTGCGGAATTCGCAAGAGATCAGGTGATGCGTAATGTGGCTTATCAGATGGGTATTTCGTTGGAAAGTATACTCGAAGCTCAGATAGAAACTCGTAAGACGCAAGTTCTTGCCAATACGACTCAAGTTTCTCAGGGTGACGGTACATTTACCTTCAACGGTGGTACTGATACGTTAGAAGTCAATAAGGCTGCTCAAAAGGAGACTATGTTCTTCAACTTGGAGCAACTTTTGGAATCCAACGAGCTCCCAGGTAACTATCGAATAGTTACTAACCGGGCTGGATTGTCGGTTCAAATTTCTGAGGCTGCTAAGTTTGGAGCCAATAACGAGAAGGACTTACAAGCCCTTGGATTTTTGCCAATGGATAGAATTCACCAAACTGGAAACATTTCTGGTGGATCCGATATCTTTAATGGGTTTTTCCTTCGTGACGGATCTTTCGGCATGATTGAGAACTTCCCTTGGGATTTCGCCAACGGTACCGAGATCAACGGTCAGAAGTGGAGTATCACAGATGTTGAACTTCCATTCGCAAGGATGAGAGCTAACATTTATGTTAACTCCGAAGCTACAGAGGCTACCTCACTTATTAGCCCTGCAACTGATTCTAACTTAATCATGACTCACTTTGAGGAAATGGCTATTTGGATGAGGTTCTACGTAGTCTTCAGGTTTAATTCAGATTTAGCTACGAGGGCTAATGACATTGTTAAAATTAAAGGCTTAACT